ATACTATAAGGAATGAGTAACAAACCTTTAGAATCTTTATTATCAAAGATGCGTCCTAAACCAGATATTTCGGAACAAATGATAAAGGAGGTAAGGGTAATAAATGTGCCTGTTGCAGAAAAAACGAAAGAAGAAGTTGCCATCCAAAATGTGGAAATCGCTGATTCACGTGAGAAAAACGCGGATTTTGACATTGCTGAATTGAATCAGCGCCTTTTACAAAATAAATTGACCAAGGTAAGAGAGGCAACAAAAGGTCCTATTGCTGTTGCCGAAGCCGAAGAGACAATTATAATAAAACCAAAATCTAAAAAACTTAAATCCAAACCAATCCTTAAATTGGTGGAAGAATTGGAAGGTGAAGAAGCGCCAGCTATTGAGGCAGTTGACTTGGACCAACCCCAACTTGAAGAAGCCGAAGCCGAAGCCGAAGAGCCAAGTAAGAAAAAACGTATCACTCCAAAACCCAAGAAAGGAGTGGCTGAATTGAGTCCTGAAGAATGGGTGGATATTGATGGACAATCTGTTATAGAACGATTACCTGCAAAGAGTCCACAAGTGAATTATAAGGTCAGCAGTTACTATATGAATAATCGCGAAGTCTTCATCAGTTTTATTAATTCTTTGATGGAGCCTTATCGTGATCAAATATTGGATGAAAGTAATCCAGTGACTTGTGAAACCATCGGCAATTCAAGTGAAGATGTTTCTTTATTAACTCATCAAAAAATTGTGCGTGACTACTTGAACTTGTATACACCTTATCGTGGTCTCCTTTTATACCATGGCCTGGGGTCGGGTAAGTGTCACAAAAAAGGCACACCTATTATGTTGGCAGATGGTTCAATAGAGTTAGTTGAAAATTTGAAAGTCGGCGATTTTTTGATGGGAGACAATTCAACTCCAAGACAGATAATTTCTTTAGCAAGAGGTCGCGATAAGATGTATGACATTATTCCTATTAAAGGAGAGAAATATACTGTCAACCAAGAACATATTTTGTGTTTAAAAGCATCTGGATTTCCAAAAATTTGTCGTAATAATCATAAAGCAAATACACATTATAATATTCAATGGATTGAAAATAATGAATTTAAATCAAAGACATTTAGCTTTCACCCAGAAAAAAATGACGAACCTGAAGTAAAAGAAAATGCATACAAGTTTTATAATGAAATTCTTTTGAATAAAGAAACAAATGATAATATTTATGAAATTTCAGTGAAAGATTATTTAAAAATATCTAATAAGAAAAAGGCTTTTTTAAAAGGATACAGAGTGCCTATTGATTTTCCTGAAAAAGAATTGCCAATGGATCCTTATTTAATTGGTTATTGGTTAGGCGATGGTTCTTCTTATGGTCCACAAATAACTAGTCAAGATTCAAGCGTTTTAAAATTCTTTTCAAATAAATTGAAAGAATACAATTTGAGTATGCGTTTTGGAAATAAATATGCTTACAATATTTTTGGTAATGGAAGGTATGGAAGCAACCCATTTTTAACCACATTAAAGAATCTGAATTTAATCAAGAATAAACATATTCCAATGATTTATAAATGCAACTCAAGAGAGAACCGTCTCAAACTGCTCGCAGGTTTAATAGATAGTGATGGACATCTGGATAGAAATAATGGTTTTGAATTCTCTCAGAAAAATGAAGAGTTGATGGATGATGTCATTTATTTGGCACGAAGCTTAGGTTTTTCTTGTTATAAATCAGAAAAGAAAACATCTTGGACTTATAAAGGCATAAAGAATTATGGAACAGCATTTAGATGTCATATCAATGGTACAGGAATTGAAGAAATCCCAACTTTAATACCGAGAAAAAGAGCTGAATCTAGGAAGCAAATAAAAGATGCATTAGTTACTGGAATTAAAGTAGAATATGTAAATGAAGATGAATATTATGGATTTAACTTGGACGGAAATCATAGATATGTAATGGGGGACTTCACTGTATCACATAATAGTCTTTCATCTATTGCAATTGCTGAGGGAATGAAGAGTGCTAAAAAGGTAATAATTATGTTACCGGCATCTCTTCGCCGAAATTACATAGAAGAGTTGAAAAAAGGCGGCGATCCTCTTTACAGGAAAAATCAATATTGGGAATGGATCTCCATTGTTACAAACCCTGAAGCATTGGAAACCTTGTCAAGCGTACTCAATTTATCAGTGGAATTTATTAAAAAGAAGAAGGGAGCGTGGCTTGTGAATGCCAAAGAGACCGAAGCCAATTATGAAGGTCTCTCTAGTGAACAAAAGAGAAGTTTGAATGAACAACTTGAAGAGATGATTTTTGCTAAATACCAGTTCATCAATTATAATGGGTTACGTCGTGATAAATTTGCAACAATGTCCAATAATTTTGAATCCAATATTTTTGATGATAAAGTGGTAGTCATTGATGAGGCACACAACTTTGTAAGTCGCATTGTGAATAAATTGTCAAAAGAAAAAGAAATTCCAAGTGACAGAACTGGAAGGAAAGAGAGAGTCAGTATATTTCTCTCTTTGATTATGTATGAAATGCTTCTAAGAGCAAATAACGCCAAGATTGTTTTACTTTCAGGTACACCTGTTATTAACTATCCAAACGAGCTCGGAATTATGTTCAATATATTGAGAGGTTATATCAAGACCTGGGAGATTCCATTAAATATCAAAACAAGCCAAAAAATCAACCAAGCCGAAATAGAGCGCATATTTGAAAGTGAAAAACTCCACGATTATATTGAATACAGTGCATCCAACAAAAAGTTGATGATAACCCGTAACCCATTTGGTTTTGAAAACAAGGTGAAAGAAGATGGTAGTTATCATGGAGTTACAAGCGATCAGAAAAAACGAAAAGATTCAAAAACAGGTAAAACTGTTTTCTATGAACGTGGTCAAGAATCCGATGCCGATTTTGAGAGAAAAGTGATCCACATTTTAAGAGACGCAGGGATTGAAGTGATCTTAGGAGAAATGCAAGTACATATGTTCAAGGCACTACCAGATAAGTTGGATGAATTCTTGACATTATTTGTAGATTCTGAAAAAGGTGGCATCAAAAACAGCGATCTATTCAAACGCCGTATTTTGGGTCTCACTTCTTATTTCAAATCGGCGCAAGAAGAGCTTTTACCTAGATATGAAAAACTCGCGGACTTCAAGGTAATTAAGGTTCCTATGAGTGATTATCAGTTTGTTGTTTATGAGTTGGCACGAGAAGCAGAGAGAGAGCAAGAAGAATCGCACAAGAGGAGAGTAAAAAAGGTAGATGAAAATGGAGTCTATAAAGAACCTGTATCTACTTATCGTATTTTCTCTCGTCTTTATTGTAACTTTGTGATGCCAAGACCTCCAGGTCGTCCTATTCCATTGAAGCATGGACAAGAATCCGAACCATTTGTTTGCCCTGGTGAATCTGCGGTTGAAGTAGGTCCAGAACTTCCAGTAGATGAACTTTATCAACAAGAACAAAGCAAACTTGGTGAACAGCGTTTTAAAGCGCTTGTTGAATCTTTTGAAAAAATTTTTGGAAAACCCCCTAAAAGCAAGGAAAGTCGCGATTTGACAGAAGAAGAAGATTTAGAAGAAGACGGTGATGAAGTGTTAAATAAGATCGGTGACGTAGACTACCCAGCTCGTATAGAAGCGGCATTTGACTGCCTCAAGAAAAATTCGGCCAAATACTTGAGTAAATCGGCATTGGAAAAATACAGTCCAAAGTATTTGCATATTTTGGAGAACATTGAAGACCCTGATCACTTAGGTAACCATTTGGTTTACAGTCAATTCAGAACCTTGGAAGGTATTGGTATTTTCACTCTTGTGTTAAATTATAATGGATTTACAAGATTCAAAATCAGGAAAGATGCGAACGGTGATTGGGAACTAGATATTAGCCCAGAGAATCGCGGTAAACCTACTTATGCTCTTTACACAGGTACTGAATCGGCCGAAGAAAAGGAGATGATTCGTAATATTTATAATGGAGATTGGCCAGAAGGTAGCAAAGTTACTCAAGAGCTAAAACAGATTGCCAATAATAATAATATGGGCGAGATCATTAAAGTATTTATGATCACTGCATCTGGATCGGAAGGTATCAATCTTCGTAATACACGTTATGTGCATATTATGGAGCCTTATTGGAATCCTGCACGTATTGATCAAGTTGTTGGACGTGCACGTCGTATTTGCAGTCACAAAGCTCTTCCTCAGGCACTCCAAACAGTGGAAGTGTTCTTGTATTTGATGACCTTTTCTGCTCAACAAATGGCAAGTGACGGTGCAATAGAATTGAAACTCAAAGATAAGAGTAAGAAGAAGTATCAAATTGCTCCTGGTAGTTCTAAAATGGCAGAGATTCCATTTACAAGTGATGAAGCACTTTATGAAATCTCCAATATCAAAGAAGAAGTGTCCGAGAAACTGATGACTGCAATCAAGGAATCATCTATTGATTGTGCGATTTACTCACGTGCTGGAGCCAAGGAGCAGTTGCATTGCTTGGCATTCCCTGATGCGAAAACAGGAGACTTTTCTTATGTACCTTCTATTAAAAAGGAGGAGAAGGATAGCACTCAGGTTATGAATAAGCAATTGATTGAATGGACCGGAATAGAAGTAGATATTAAAAAGAAGACATATATTGCACGAAAAATGAGAGAAAACTTTTACTATATTTATGATTATGATAGTTATCAACGTGCTCGTGCTGATCCAGGAGTTGAACCTACACAATTAGGCACTCTTGAAATTAAAGGCGACAAGCAAGTTTTCAAAAAAATATAAGGTCAAATATATATATATAAAAAATTTATAAAATCAATTATTAGATTTATTGTTTGTAACAATAAATATAATTACTCAGCATTCTTAACATTTTTCGTGAATATGAAGAGAAACACAATCATAAATGTTTTTACTAGTTTTTGAAACCTTAAATATTCGTCTATTTCTTGCAATGTCAATTTTTTATGAGTAATATCTTTTTTTTGTTTTCTCAGAATATTCAGTTCTTTTTTTACGCCGTTTTTATAAAGATAACTCACGAATCCAATAATCGTCAATGATACAGCTTCCGACAAAGAAGCTTCGCTAAGATAATGACTATAGTCTATATTTTGCATTTGATATGCAAAATTTTCTACTTTGACAAAATCGTGATATAGTACCTTGACGATCCCGTTTTTAATGGCAAGAGGTTTTTTACATTCTTTGGTATATTTCTCGGAATCAGTCTTGGCTTTGGCTTTGGATTTGGCCTTGGGTTTGGCTTTTGTTTTGATTAAATATCTCTTTTGTGGAACGACAACTGTGTAAGGGTTCATAGATTTATCTCCTGCAAATTCCCACTCCACTTCTCCACAAGACCAGTCCTCATAATAATAATATACTTCTTCTTGAGTTTTAACCATTTTTATATTTTGGTCATTCTCACGCTTGAATATTTTTTGAATATTACTATTAATGTTAAACCCTTGACAACTCTGATAACAAATCTGAAGAAATAATAAAGAAAGCGCGAACCAATTGAATTGCATTTGTGTAACTGTATTATATTATATTATTCTTTTATATCTCTAAAACTTATTCAATTTTTTTATTTATTCCCTCTGAGAGGTTTTCTATAACTCTCATCATGTTATCAAATTTTTGATTTATTAACAAAACGTCATCTTGTAATTTCTTTATAATATCACTTTCTTGTGAAATTTGTTTGTCTTGATTTTCTGATGGTTGTATAGTTGGTTGATTCGGTTTCATCTTCAATTTGGAAAAAATATTAGGTAATTGATTAGATGCGTTTTTAGTCTCTTGATTTTGGTCTTGGTGTTGAATCTCTTGAATATCAAATGTCAAGTTTTCACCCCACGTAACGCGTTTATCTAAAAATTTATTTTCTTCTATTGGAGTAACAGATTTAGTAGTAGTTTGTGCTGCTCTAATTGGCAATTTTTCAGACTTGACAGATGTTTCTTGAGGATGTAACCATTTTTCAGCTTCTTGTGGATTCAGATTTTGATTATGTATTTGGTCTATTTCATAATTTCGTTGTGCTAAAGTTCGGGCAATTAATTCTTCCATTTCACTTATAGGTTTATCTATAGTTCCAACTTTGAAATTGGGTACTTCTGGTATAGGATTCACCATTGATTTTTCAAAATCAATTTGTTTGAGCTTGAGTTCTTTTTCAAAACTAGATCTTTTACTATTTTGAATTTCTTCAAATGTGATTAATTCAGGCTCAGATTGTTTTTGATTGGTTTTTGTTGTTTGCTGGTTTATTGGCTCTTGATACTCTAATGATCCCAGATAATTTGTTATAAAAATTTTATTTAAAGTGAGACAATCTGTTTTATCATTTTTCTGTACTACCATAATTTCAATAAATTTACCCACTTTAAATAAAAAATCTAATTTAATATTGTCTACGCTTTCTTGCTTTCCACTATTTACATCAAGAATTATTTCCCATAATAAACCAATGTTTTCTTCGCTTTTAAATTCATTAATTGTCATAAATTATATAACTTTTATTTTTTATATAATTTATTCTTCATAATATGTATTTTGTGCATTTTAATTTATAAATCTTCATTAAAATATATTTTACGGAATTGTTGCATATATTTATCATTTAATATATGGGTTTTCAAATATTCACCTGTAATTTTATCCTCTAACATATGTACAATAAAATATATGCTATAAATTCCACATTCTGTGTTACCGTATTGATGTTCTACTGGATAATTCTTATCAAATTTGAAATTTAGCGGCGGGTTCATTTTTGCACCTTCATCAACTATGCGGTCTACTAAGGTTTGCACCTCGGGTTTTATGTCATCTCCAGCACTATCAAAATAAAAGATTTGTCCTTTCTTGATATTAATAAACATACTTATCCAATGCTCACCGCCTTTATTATGTGGATCTGTATTAAAGATGATTCCGATTTTTGTTTTCCCGTTTTTAATTTGATCTTCAACGCTGAAATTACATAGTTCATCCCAAACACATTCTCCATACATTTTTTTAACATCAAAATCAATGGGGGAAGGTCCAATAAATTCAAAACATTTATATGTTTTTTCGTATTGTTTCATCACGTCTAATATTTCCATACTAGAAAGCCAAGCATTTGGTTTTTTCTTCCACTCTTTTGGAGATTCTGGTGCGAAAGAATCCTTGAGTTCTTTGTTTAATTTACCATCCACAAATTTCTGTTTTAACCAACACGACTCTTTATTACATACTCCTTGCATTTTTTGTTTCAAGGATATCCAGATCTCCCTTGTATCATTTGTTGTTATTAGTACATCAGGATGCCTGGCATTCCAAAGATCTCTTAATTTATATAATGTTTCGTCTTCATAACAAGAAAAGTCCTTGGTTTTTTCTTTTGTTTTAGGGCTACACTGAAGTTTAATCATTTCACCTTTTTTTTGAAGGCGTTTGAACTCAATGTTTGCATCTATAGATGGAACAAGTATTTGTTTTCTGGTTTTTTTATTTAATTTTTAACGTTGACTTTTCTTATTTTTTTTTTTATATTTATTCCATCTTTTATTTTGTTTTCTTG